AATAGACTTTACTGGTCCTTGAAATGTAGTTTTTGCCATGATTATATCCTCCTAGTTTTCCGAACATAGTCTCTAGGCCGTCGACTATACGCGTCTATGTTCTAATTAATTGTATAGTGATTAATTTATATACTAGATTTTTATAAAGCGCAAGAGAGCCTGTAATGTGGATGGGTTTTTTCCAACGATGTAGCTTTTTATTAAGTAGCTACAGAAACTTGAGGAGCTGCATCTTCTATTCTATTTTTCATATGAGCTTTTTCCGCTTCAGCTGCTCTTATGTGGCTAAGAACCTCTCTGACTTTTCTGTCAATCTTAACCATGTTGAGAGTATATCTACCCTCTCTCAGATGCTCCTGCTCCCATTCTAGATCCAACACTCTCTTTTGAGAATATAGGCTTTCCAGATGTTGCATTATCGCCTCCATTAATAACCTCCTCATAGGTTATTCTATTTACTCTTGGATCGTGCATTTCTCCAAGATAGTCCCATGTTATATCAGATTTTCCCAATCTGTCAATGATTGCATTTTCTATGTCTTCTGCGGAGTCTTGGGACTCAATTATAAAATCTGTGTAATATTGATATGCGGATATTTGTATTCTAAATTTTTTCATAATCTCACCGTTTGTATTGATAAATGGGGCCGTTTTAAGGCGGCCCCATAAATTAGATTAATTACGCACCTTCTACACCGAAGATACCTCTAGGGTCAGATACACCAAATGAGTATCTTTCTCTAGCTTTGTATCTTACGTTGCCAGTGTCGAAATCACCTTCCATTGCAGTTGTCAACGGAGCTCTTGTGAACATTTTCATACCGTTTGGTACGTCTGTCAAGATATAGAATGCATCAGAATCAGTTAAGTAGTTATTGATTCTGTATCCTTGCGGAACCATACCCATAGATACGATTGCATTGATATCGTTGTCAGCTGTTCCAGTTCTACCTTGAGACTTCATAAGTCTCTCAGCTGTAAACTGAAGCTCTGAAGGGATGATCATTTTCAACCCTCTCGCTGCGATTCTAAGACCTCTTTCGTCAGTCATTTTAGAGATGTCAATCATTGACTGCTCTAATGACGTTTCGTTAAGATCCGCCTGCGTAGTTAATGTATTCTTGAAAGAACCATTAATCGTAGGGTGAGCTGTGTTGAACAAGCTTACACCATCTCCTGAATCAAAAGTATCCGTTGAAGGTAAACCTTTGATTAAAGGATCTACTGCTTTTACTTGTTTCGCATTGCTCATAGATCTTGCTAAAGCTTTCGTATATCTAGCAGCAAGTCTATCGTAGAGGTTATCTTCGATAGCTTCTTCTGTGATTGCGAACGCTAAAGCTATGGTCTCGTGAGTGTAACGAGCTGTGAAAGTTTCTTGTGCATCATCGAATGATACTCCAGCACCTTCACCTTTTACTTGTGCGTTTCCGAAACCTGATAACATTACTTCCTCTTCGAAAGCTCTGTCAGAAGTTTCGTTAGTATAAATCTCAGCGTGCTGATTTTCATACCTATTATATTCCAGGCCAAATAGTGCATTCAAACCTGGCTCTAGTTCTTTAACTAGTTGTGATCTTGATATTGCCATAATTTATATACTCCTATTAGCTTAATATAATTTAGCATCTTTTGCTATTGTTACTATGATATTAGCTCCTGCTGCAGTTAAATCCTCGTTTTCAGGATCTTCAGCAGAACCTACAACTGTAAACATTTTGTTTACGTTTGCAGAATCTATATCTAGTGTCACAACAGATTGACCATCTTTCGATGTTCCACCGTTGTTGTTTACATTAAAAGTAGTACCGTGATTAGCTTGAGTTACCGCTGCATCTGCTTTTACAATATAAGATTGTAATGGATCATCGTTAACAAAAGCAAAACCATTAGTGCTACCAGTGTTTGGGTTAGTTCCAAATGCTTGAGAAGCCGCAACACTGTTTGCAAAAGTAGGTTTTTTAGTTGTGCCATCAATGAAAAAGAATCCATTAAGAACACCTACTAATTTTGCATGACCAGTATTTGTGTAGCTTGCTCCGCCTGTTCCACCGTCGTCAGTTGTAGCGAAACTTGCGTCTTGGATGAAACCTTGATTACCAGCATCTTGAATAGATGCAGGGTCATTTTTCATCAAAGCAACACCTGGAGCTGTCTGAAGTTGATACTTAGATTGCCCTTGAATAGCAGGCGTGTTGCCTAATCTTTCAACGGCTCTAAGACCAAAACCAGTAGTTGACTGATTTGCCATAGTCGTTTCTCCTTATTGTACCTGCCCCGAGGGGCCTCCAGTACGGTTTAATGTATCGATGATATTTAAAATTACTTTTTCGTACCACCGAAGGTTACACGGGATTGCCTTTCAACATTGATAGGCATCCTACTATCCTGCTCCTTCATTAAATCGTTTTTAACTGCTTCGCTTCGATCTTCATGACGTGAAGTCATGTACTCTTGTCTCTGCTTCGCGATCTCTTCAGGTACCTTCGCAAGAAGAAGGCCACCGACCCCAATCACTCCCTTGTATTTCCCG